TATCCGCTCGTATTCCGCGCTTTCATCGAGGCGAATGTCCGCAGGTCAGGAGTATCGTCCGGCAGCACCGCTTTGTACCGGATCCATTGCTTCCGCGTCGCATTCTTCCGCGATTTCTCGCGCTGCAACTCGTTGTACCTCTGGATGTTCGCCTCGGTCCGATTGTCCACGAACGGCCGGTTCGATTGCTCGATCATCCGCTGGACCTCGTCCGGCGACGTCAGCTCCTCGATCCACGGCGTGAGCGAATGGACACAGTGGGAATGGTACGGCGGCCGCTGCTCAAGCTTCGGGAACCGTGGATCGTTTCCGCTGATCGAGTACACGCGGCCCTGGTATTTGGCGCAATATTCGCATGTGATGCCGACGGCGTTGACATAAACGAGATCGATGCCGTTCTGAATTGCCATGTTCTCGGCGCCGGTGACGTGCGCCTTGCGCTGGTGGTAGTGGATCACGCCGCTCATGTACTTGTCGGCCGGCACCCGGGCGCCGTTCCGGGTTACGATGCCGGTGATGCCCTGCTGGTTCAGCTCGGCGACGGCCTGATGCGTCGCCTCCCGGCGGCTCATGCCGGTCAGCAGCGACCGCTCGTTTGCCCGCCTGACAGCCTCCTCGATGCGTCGCTTCGCATCCGCGCTCATGTTGTCCGACGCCTCGAGGATCGAGTAGAAAGCCTCGTCCATAATCGCCTGCGCGGCACGCTGGTGGATTAATGGCCGGAGCGTCGTGTTGATCGATTCCGCGGCCATGCCGGCCCGAATCATGTTCGCCACAGCCTCTGCGGCGCCGGCGTGGTACGATGTGCCGACCAACTGCGCCATCTGCTGTCCGGCCTGTCCCGTCAGCTCGGCAATGATCGCCTCAACCTGCCGCAGCAGCTCGTTCTTCCTCCGCTGAGAGATTGAACCATCCTCAAGCGACTGGATCAGCTCGCGCAAGCGCTCGTCCGCGCGGACGTAGAGCGCGATGATCTGTTCTGCCGTCGTCGCCATATCACAGCGTCACCCGCGGCGGCTGTGTGTATGTCGGGTTCAGCGAATCGACTGCCTTTTCGTCCTGGATCTTGCGAATTTCCTCCTCGATCGCCTCTTCCGACCAATCCGGGTGCAGGCGGCGAACCGTTGTCTCGAGCGATTGCACGCCGGCTTCGTAGTTTGCCCGCTCTTCCTTGTTCTGCTCTTCCTCGGCCTTCGGCAGCATGTCGCCCCACTCGATGACCGGCGCCTTGACCTCGTACTGCGTTCCGCCGAGCGCGTTTTCGAGTATGATGCACTTGCGGACGGCATCCTTGATCGCCGTGTCGAACTTCGCCTTGATTGCCTCGGCCTTGATTACGCTTTGAATCCAGAGGTAGAGGAGCGCAATGGCCGACGATCCTGATCCAGGCTCAAGGCCCGCGGCCTGCGGCGACGTCTTCGTGATCGCGAGCATGTACTTGATGAGCCTGTTCACATGCTCAAACGATTGCTGCGTCTTCGCATCCCACGTGATGTATTGCGGCACGGCACCTTTGTTTTCGTCGTAACTGACGACCTCAAGGTCGGCGTTCCGGACGAAAAACGCGCCATAGTGTTCATGATTTGTTCGGGCCACGGTATCCCAAAGAGACCGGGGGATCGCGAGCTTCGGCTTGCCGTGCTTTTCGAACACTACGGCGTCCCGGGTGATGGTCCAGTTGATTTCCTCCTGGATAACGGCGACGTTCCGGAGTGCCGACCGACCACGCGGCCGTTCGAGCGTTTCATCGTTCGTCACCATGCCGCACATGAGCTCGGTCACGCCGGCAAGCTCCATATCCTCCGGAATCTCGACATTGTATTGCCGCGCATATTCCTGCACGTCCATTCTCTCGGCGACGGCATCGCCTTCCATCCGGAAAACCATCTGCTGAACGGTCAGGCCGGTTTCGGTCAGGCGATGCCGTTCGACGCGAAGATACATTTTCGGTTTGTCGGAGTCGCCGCGGTTCTCGATCCATGCGATGTCAGCGCCGAGCCCGTCTTGGTGCGGAAAGAACATATCGCGTGTGACCCATTCGAACCATGTCCTTCCGCGCACAGGATCGCGACGGATGCGATACGCAATCATGCCGTCTACCTGGTGCTGCGTCACAGCCGCCCACAGCCCACTGCTAACTTTCGACGCCTCGACGACGCCGGAAACGAATTCGAGTTCCGGATCCCGTTCCGAGTCCGCCGAGATGTTGCCGAGCGACCTGTTCAACAGGTCGGCCGGAAGCTCCGCGATCAGGCCGGCGAAGTTGACCACGATGTACGGCACGCCGCTTTCGACGGTCTCCTCGACTCGTTCCCACTCTTTCAGTGATTTCCGGCGCCAACGGTATCGCTTATCTCGACCCGCAAGGCGAGCCCGTGGGAAAATGTCGGCATGGTCGCCATCATACAGCTTGCGATAGAAATTGGCCTCGGCGACCTCGGCGTCGAACGGTGGCGGTGGAAACTGCTTGCGCTCGTATTGGATCGTCAGAGGAATCACCCCTTTCAAGAATAATCACCAGCCCGCCGGACGTTGGCTGCTGAACGGCATGCTCTGCTCTTCCACGAACGCCAGCACGACGGCATCCGCCCGGTCCGGCGAGTCCAGCCCGCGCTTCTTCATATCTTCCTTGCGCTCCAGCGCGAGTTTGCCTCGGCTCGTCATCCGGTACTTCCGCTGCGACAGCTGCGCGATCAGCCGGTCGTCGTTCGGCAGTTCGATCGTAGGTTCTTCGCCTCGCATGTGCCGCGAGAAGCTGTCCTGCAGCAGATCCCGGATCGTCGCCCAAGTCTCGGTGCCGCGGTTCTCGTAATGCTCTTCCTCGTCCGATGTCGGCTTGCCGCTGTTGTTGACCGGAACCACCGTCCAATCATATAGCCGATCCTCGTGGATCACCTCGTTGAGTCGATCCGTTACGCCGCCGCCGACGCCGGTGTCGTCGACCTTGATGATCACCCTGCGGAGTTTCGGATATTGCTGCAACATCTCCCGGGCCGTTGCAATCACCCAGCCGGCCGTCACCATCGTGTCCTGCTTCTGGTAGGACCGCAGATCGAACACCTTTCCGCCAATCCGCGGCGCGATGACGGTCTCATCGTCGCCGAAGCGCGCCACGTCGACGCCAATGTGCAGCGTGTCGCCAACCGGCCGGACCGTAGCGTTCGCCGCGTACTCCACAAGCTCGAGCGGAATAAAGGCGTCCGACTCAGTCTTCGGGAACTCTCCATACACCCGAACGCGCACGACGTCGCTGTCTTCGCCATACTTGTCAATCAGCATCTGGATGTTCTCGCGGCTCGTGCGCGCGCTATCCCGGCTATCTACCTTGTACGTGCGGAAGCGATGCCGGTCGCGGTTGTGCGAATCATAAAAAACACCCGACGTTCGCGTCGGGTTTCCGCACATCAGCAGCTTGTTTTCGGGGCCGGATAGCGTGCCGAGAATCGCCTCCATAATCGGGTCGGCCACCCCGGACGCCTCGTCGACGATAAACAGCATGTAGTCTTCGTGGAAGCCCTGCATGTTCTCCGGCCTCGTCGCCGTCCGTGTCGTCGCAAACCAGCGTTCTTCGTGGCCGATCATGTAGACCTTCGTCTTCGTCCACTTCAGCAGCCGCCGGATCTTCGCCTTCTCCAGCCACTTCGCGACCTCGGCCCAGAGCACATCCTGTAACTGCTGTTGTGTCGGCGCTGTACAGATGACCTTCGGATTCGGCCGGCAGCACAAGAACCAGATGACGGCCCATGACTCGAGCGCCGTCTTGCCGACTCCCTGACCGGACCGCACGCTCACCCAACGATGCCCAGCGAGATCACGGAGAACGGCCCGCTGCCAATCGTCAGGTTCCGCGTCGAGCATATCCTGCACGAATGCGACTGGGTCATCCCAATACACATTGAGCAGTTCGACGAGCGTCGATTGGACAGCATGACTACTCATCATCGCTCACCTGCCGCGCCCGACGCCGCTCGGCGGCCTCCTTCAGCGCCGCCACCCAATCTTCGGCGTCGGCGTTCTTGCCGCCGCCTTTGACAGACTCGACTTCCGCCCGCACCTTCTCGACTTGCGCCTGCATGAGTTCGAGCTTCGCGCGGCGCTCGTCGTTCTCGGGTGCCGCAACAAGGAACTGCTTGATCGCAGAGCGCAGTTCCTTGTTGATCGTCGCGAACGCCTTCAGCTGGGCCGCTTCTTTATCCCAGGCGAATTGCAGTTCGTATTCTTCTTCGGTTCCATTGCCAAATTTGCCCGGCATGAACTTTTCGCGCTTGATCTCTTTCGTTAAATCATCCTTGCTACGCACGAACATAATCCGCTGCGCCCATAGCATTTTGGCGTAGGCAAGTTCCACGCCGTGCCAGAGCATATCGAGCGGGTCGAGGTTTTCGACCTCTTTCATGAGATCCCGAAGCTCGTCCGGCAGCAGCTTGCGGTACAGCCCGTGCTTCAGCGCATTCTGGTTGCCCTTCGGCGCGCCGCCGCCGCGGTTCCCTTTTGCGTTTTGGTTCCCCTTCGGCGCACCGCGCGGCCGTTTGGCGGGGATCTCGTCCCACTTGTCCTGGAACTTCCACTTGCGGATCAAGACGTCAGAGACGCCGAGCTCGTTGGCGATGTCGACAAGCTTCATTGTCCGGCCGGATTTCAGCCAGAGCTGAAGAGCTTTCTTGCGGTTATCGCTGCGCGGTCGAGACACTACATTCACCCCACCTCCAAAAAAAGACACCCTATTGGGTGCCACAATTGAATCAACCAACTAAGAAAAACCTATCGCCTTTTTTGTATACTTTTCCACCTAAAATAAGCGCATTTAGTATCGAGTTGGGTAAAGGAAGATAACCGACTTTTGCAACTATCTCATCTATTGTTAATCCTTGAGGATTCTTTTCTAACACTTCAATAATCTTCTCGAACTTTTCACTACGTCGTACTTTAATATTCCCTCCAATTTGAGCAGCAGCTGATATATTTTGTTGTACATCCTTTAGTTTTTCTTTTAACTCTGATTCATCTGTCCCTTTTTCGACTTTACTTATGATTTCTCCAATATCGGCATTCGCCTTAATCATGAGCTTGTAGAAAATTTCCTCATTCTCGTAATCACCTGGGCCGTAGAGGACCTCTGGCCTAGTTACGAGAATACAAAAAAACGCAGCTACAATCGCAATAGGGAACCCAATCGTGAACCAAACGAATATTCGCTGGATTTCAAGCGGCAGACCGAGTAATACAACAGTCCCTGCAACCTCCGCGATCCCAGCAAATAATGCAATGATGGTCAGCGGATTCTGGACCTTCATCTTGTGCACGAGCCATCAGCCTCCCCGACATTATCATACATGAACTTCCAATTGTCGGCAATGAATCGGGGTAACTGATGATTTGAGTTTGAAAGAACGGAACGGCGAGTTTAGTAACGCGGCGTTACCATTGATTCTTGCGAGTTTGG